GTCATAGACGCAACATCTGCTGCGCGAGTGGCTGCGGCTGTGGTCGTGGGGATCACGCTGGTGGCAAATGCGCCTAGTTCGAGCTGGGGTAGGCCGATGCGGAGGGTAATGTCAATAGCAGACGTGGCTGCCACACCGACATCAAGCCTAAGTGTGACATAAGCCGCCGTTGCGGTTGGCAAAGTGTAAGAATTAACGTATCTGTTTTGAATTAAAGGTGTGTTTTTAAGGTTTCTAAGTGCAGTGCTTGTTGAAAGCAGGGCGCCTGCACTATCTCTTTCAGTAATTGTTGTTGAAAAGTTTTGTACATTAGTTAAGGTTCCTGCAACGTAAGTTACAAAAAACGAACCTGTCCAACTTTGGTTTTGCAAAGCTGGTATTTGAGTAGTTGGCTCAAAATTAAGTATAAAATTTGTTGTAGTAGACGTGCCAAAAATTCGCAAATCTATGTATGAAACGCCAGATTCTGTACCAATAGCAACAACTTGCGTAGACAATCCTGCTAGGTTCCCAATAAACCAATTCGTCGGCAACGTCCCCGGCGTACCTGCAACAGCACCCTGCGCCGTGTTGTTACGAATGCTATTCGTCCTCTGCTCCTCAATCAGCAGCCCCTTGGCTGCCAGAGTCACAGGGTCGTAGTCGAAGCGGGGCGTATTGATTGCAGCGCTTGTAAGCACACCGGAGCTGTTAACGTAGGTGCCGGTGCTAGCCCGAGTGAACGTGATTCTCGGATCAAGTTCACCGCTCAGAAAGTTGAAATCCAGCGCCGCACGAAGAGACGGAGCATTCCGCAAAGACGGTATCCCGCCCAGCCCCAAACCAACGGCGTTCCGGAGTGCTACGCCCCAGCTCATCGGATGTTGATCGGTTTGGCGTACAAAGTGCCGCCGGAGGAAACCTGAACAGCGCTCACAACCCAAGGGCCACCAGTGCCGTTTACGCCAGATGCAGGATTAGGCACGTTGAACGGAATCGGGGTGCCAGCAGGAATTGGCGTATCAGCCGTCGTAGCAGTCACACCCTCACCAACGCGCACATAAGCATCAGTCGTACACCAGACCAGAACCCCCTGTGGGCCAGGAGGCCAAGTCAGAGTCGTGCCAGCAGTTCCCGTATACGCTACGCTCTTGGCGCCATACGACGCATCCATGCAAGGTCGAAGAAGTTCCATTTTTTACCTCACGCCAAGAAGCGTAGTTTGTAAAGAGTCGAGAGATACAGCCCAACAATCTCATCAATGATATTGTGCAACGGCGTACAGTCTTTATCCACAATTTTGAAGCGTTCCGCTTCAATTTCGTCCATCTGATCTTGCAAAAACTCAACAATGTTGCCGGTCTTCTTAGCTGACATCAAAGAGATAGGCCCCATCAAGCCATGCTTGCCTTGGTAGGCTTCAGCAAAGCTATCCGCCAGCCCAACAATCTCCTCGTAAAAGCCTTGCAAAGCCATGTGCTTGGCAAAACTACGAGTGTTCAGATGCACAGAATGCGCAACGTCACGCGCCAAAAACAGCATCCCTACAAAATCAGCAGCCTTCATTGTGGCATCCCTTGTTGAGGCATTTGCATTTCTTCTTGAGGCATTTCAGCACTCATTGAATCACGGCTAGGCATCTGCCCAATCAAGTCACCCGTGTCCAATGCAGCCGAAATCGTACCCATCACAATATCTTGTATCTGCTCAGGCGTCATACCAGCCTGAACCGCACTGATACGCTTGGTCTCGGCATCAAATGCCTTGATCTGAGACTCAAAATCCTGCCTGCGCTGCTCTTGAGCTTCCATAGACTTAGACACGTTCTGAAGCATCTGGTGCATCTGCTCCATTTCCTGCCCCATCGCCTGAATCTGCTGTTCAGCAGCCTGCAACTCAGGTGACTTGTCATCGTCAGACAGCAACTTAGGATCAATAGTCTTGGAGAACCGCTTTGCCATCTCCTCAGCACCAGGCCAATCCATGTTCTTAACAAACAAGTCCCCAGCCACCGCCCACAACTGAGGGTTGCCCTGCAACAATTGACTCATCGCATCCAAAGACTCTTGGCGTTTGGTCATGTAACTCGGGCCAGTTGTGACGCACACGTCATACTTACCAACGCCCAAATTGTAGATCTTGTCAATAACAATGCCGTTTTGATCTTCAATCTTACGCACAGGAACCGGCTGCGTAGGATCAATCTTTGCCATCTTGGTCTCGCCATCCATGCCAATGATCCGCGCAATGCGCTGCGTATCATAGATCTTGGGAGCCATATCAACAATCTGCCGCCCAATGTGGCGTACCGCACGGGCAAGATTGTCTACGTAATGATACGTGCCCGTATCGCCTTGCTTCTCACGCGCAAGAATCGCCCGACCCGAACGCTCATTGCTGGTCGCACCAAGGCTCGAGTCGTACTGCCCCGTCGTGCTCTTGATGTCGTCCGAAGCGCCCATTTTGGCCTGAATAAGCCCTGTCTGGGCCATTGGAGGCAGGGCACGTTGAGGTAAGGGCAAGACTGCACCTTGACCGTCCGTAACGTCAGGGTTGACCTCAAGGTAAGGCCAGTTCTGCGTGTTGGCAGTCTTCCACTGCTGCTCGTAACCCTCAAACTGGCCGCCGTATCCAATGAACGGAGCCTTGGGAGCCAATGCAAGCATCTCAGCCTCTTGGCTAACCCAATAGTTGTACATGCGCTGAGCATCCTTGGCATTACGCACAAGGCCAGACACATAGATCCGACCATCAACCTCAAACTCATTGCCAACCACCCGAACAACAGGAATAAACTTGCCAGCCCATTCCTGCTCTTCAAGAATTTCATAGCCATTGATTTTGCACCATTTGACCTTCTTAACGTCCGCCTGCCTGGTGCGAACAGGCTTCATGCCCATCAGCTTCATCTGCTTGTCTTCAGGCGTACCTTCAAACAAGGAAACATTGCCAGGGTACAGGTTCAGGGTCTTCTTCTCGTGCTCAACGTAGAAATATTCAGCAATCCGAACCGTGTCTTCGTTGATCCACTGAGACAACGACTGATCCCCCACCCCCAACGTCTGCAACGTAGAGATCGGGCTTGCGTCCGGGAACATCCGCTCGTAATCTTCCTTCAGAATGTCCTCGGTGATAAAACACCAACTGGCATCTGAACCACAAGGATCCTGAATCGTCGGGTCCATGTACACCGAGAACGAATTCCTCACCCGGCCAATCTTGATGTCCTGGTCAAACGAGTCCGAATCGCAATATTCCGTCAAAATCCGGATGTAGCCCTCACCATACGCCACCTGGTTCTCACAGGCCGTGTCATACGCCACATCCGCGTCCGAAATGTACTCGATATGACGCATCAAGCCGTCAAAAATGTCCGCCACCTCGGTATCCGCCTTGTCGTCCACCGGAATAATCTTGATGGCCGGACGATTCTGGCGCTGATCGTTCGTGACTTGCCGAACGTGCTGCGGTAACTTGTTAATCGTCAAACAAGGCCGAGCATTGATCGTTTGCCCCTGCACAGCCCCACGAGTCGCCAAAACGTCAGCAGGCCATTGCCAATGATTGTCAGGAGACCCAGCAAAAAACTTTAGATCGTCTATCTCATCCTCACGGCTCTCCGAATACGCGGAAATAGCCATGTTCAAGCGAGACCGCGCCGTCGAAAGGATGTCCTGATCCTTTTTACTCATTTTTTGCCCTTTTTGGCATCCGCAGCTTGCCGTTTCACAGAATACGCAATCGCCACCGCCTGCTTAACAGGCTTACCAGCCGCCACCTCAGCCTTCACATTCTTGCGAAAAGCCTCTGGAGATTTAGATTTTATCAACGGCATATCAGCTCCCCATCCAAGAATTAGAAGCGCCAGCACCGCCCTGCATCACCACACGACGCTCGTTTTTAGGATTGTACTCCCGATGCGCAACCGGATAAGCAAAAGTAACCGCCAACGCATCCGCCGCATCAGGACTAGCCAAACCCCTCGCCTTCATCTCCTTCTTGCCCTCAAGGAAAATCGTCCCAGACGAGTCCGGCTTCTTCATCGGCCCCAATAAATCAGACTTCAACGCCCGATCCTGTGGTATCGAAGCAGTCCTCAACCACTCCCTCATCGCACCCCACATCTCGGCACGCTTATTACCCCACATGATCGGATTCTTGGCCTTCCAGCCAAAATTAACCCCTCGTACCTTGTACCTCTGTTCCGTCAACCTGTCAAGAATCCCATACCCCAACCCGCCCTCATCAATTACCGTCAGCGCAGGCTTGTACTCCTCTATCGCCTCAATCACATTTCCCACCGTCGTCATCGTGTCGTCCCCCTTATACCTCCGAATCGCCACAATGTCCCGCCCCTGCCTCACCACAATCACCGTCGAATCCATCCCCCCACGCGCCGGATCAACCCCAATCACAATTGGCGCAGTCTGATCCTTGTACTTCACCCGAGCCATCGCCTCATCAATAACCACCGGCGAAATAAACTGATCCTCACCCGCAGCCGGAAACTCCCCATACACCTCCACCCGCGCTTGGATCGAATCCTCACCGTACTCCTCAATGATCTGGTCATACACAGCCTTATCAGTACCCTCCACCGACCGCGCATCAATCGCCTTTGTCTTCCAAAAGTCCCTCTTTGAGCCAAAACACTCGAAAAAGTACCCCACATTGCGCCGAGGATTCGAAAACGCAAACCAAAACCGATTCGGCGTGTTCTCCGTGAAAAAACCAGTCGCCACCGACCAAATAGCATCGTCAATACCCGACGCCTCATCAAAAATCACCATCACACCGTCAAAATTGTGCACCCCCGCATACGCATCCGGGTTCTCAGCACTCCACAACCGCCCCTCAATCCCCCAATACCTCGTACCCTTCTTCAAATCCTTCTCAACCAACTCCGTTAACCACTTCGCAGGCAACACCCTCGTCGCACTGATCTCAAACCAGTGACTATTGATCCCCATCGCTAACCACTTCGTGATCTCCGCCCACGTCACCGACCTCAACTGCGGCTCACTGTTTGCCGAAATGATCGTCGTAGACCCAATCCGCGTTGACAACATCCATATCACCACCCACGACACCAACGCCGACTTGCCAATCCCCCGCCCAGAACGCACCGCCTCACGCAAAACCTTATACCCAATCTCGTCCTCACTCTGGTGCGGCAACTTCGCCTCTTGCAAAGCCCTGTTCTCCCGAATGTGATCCCTCAAATCATTCAACACCTCCCTCTGCCACTTCCTCGGCCCACGAAACCGCTCCAACGGCGTCCCCTTCTCTCCCCACGAAAACACATACATCACAAACGCCAACGGGTCATCCTTGATCCGGTCACTCCAGATCAATGACATAAGTTCTTGCTCCTCTTGGGGCTTGTAGATGGGGGTTTGCATAGTTACTCCATAATGTAAATTATCAACAGTCTAACCAAGGAAAGCACATGGAATCAATCTTGCTGCACGGCGATTGCCTTGAAGTCCTCCGCACTTTGCCAGATAACAGCGTGGATTCGGTAGTTACCGACCCACCATATGGCCTGAGTTTCATGGGCAAGAAATGGGACTACGACGTGCCATGCTCAGAGGTCTGGGCCGAGTGCCTGCGAGTTTTGAAACCCGGCGGGCACCTTCTAGCCTTTGCCGGAACCCGCACCCAACACCGAATGGCCGTGCGCATTGAAGACGCCGGGTTTGAGATTCGCGACATGATCGCGTGGGTGTATGGGAGTGGGTTTCCGAAAAGTCATAACCTAAAGGATGATTGGCAAGGCTGGGGCACAGCCCTAAAGCCGGCTTTGGAGCCGATTACAGTGGCCCGCAAGCCGTTGATTGGGACGGTGGCCGAGAATGTGCTGGCGCATGGGACTGGGGCGATGAATATTGATGGGTGCAGGGTGGCGACAAACGGAGAGCGGGTTCCTTTCTTCACAACATCAGGGGGGCAGAAGTTCGGCGTAACAGACCACCGACAACAAGTTCGACAAGCAGGCACATCCGATGTCGGCCGCTGGCCCGCCAACCTGATCCACGACGGCAGCGATGAGGTCGTGGGGCTGTTTCCGGAGACGCCATCCGCCGGGCGGTACACCAAGAGTCTAGAAAGGCCGGAGGGAGAGAAGCGGATATTTGGCAGCGTTATCGGCGCAAACACAAGGAGTAATGCTTACGCCGGCGAAACCGGCAGCGCCGCCCGATTCTTCTACTGCGCTAAAGCCAGCAAGAAGGATCGGGATGAGGCCAACACCCACCCCACCGTCAAACCCACCGACCTCATGCGATACCTCTGCCGCCTAGTCACCCCACCCAACGGCACCGTCCTAGACCCATTCATGGGCTCCGGCAGCACCGGCAAAGCAGCTAAGCTTGAAGGCTTTGCCTTTATAGGCATCGAGCGAGAAGCTGATTACCTTGAGATCGCTAAGGCCAGGATTGAGGCCGCAAAAGCAGGATAAAAAAGATAAAACGCAGGATAAAAATAAAAATTTTGCGTGGGTCCTTCCCCCAGCTTGACCGGCCGCGTAGGGCCCTACCCCCCCCCTCATGTTAATTTAGGCAAGCATGGGGGGGCCTAGGTGGGGCCTAGGTGGGGCCTAAATGGGGCTGGCGTGGTGGGCGCGCTACGCTATCAATAAATTTACATCCCAGTGTTTTCCCTAGTGTCCAGACACTAGATCTGGTGTACATTTACATCACTGCGCGACATGACTGACAGACAGCGCAGCAACCTAACAGGAGATAGAAACATGCAGGCAACCCGCTATTACGCAATGAAGCTCTACGGCTTTCCCGGTTACCCATTCACAAAGTTTTACGACTCCTATAAAACATTGGGCGCCGCAAAAAAAGCAGCAGCTCTGGCAATCGCCGAAGGGTGGCGGATGGCCGAAATTTACCGGGACGATCCAAAGAAAGCTGGGTACTTCGGCATTGAACGTGAACTTGTTGAAACAATCGGCAGCATCTGACACCCAGGGGCTTCTGCCCCATCAACGAAAGCACACCATGCTCAAACAAGCCCTCTTCGCAATCGCCCTGGGCATCATCGGCGGCCTAGTCCTTGGGATGTACTTCTGATGAGCCAGACCCGCCAAGCCCACCTATTGAGCCTGCTGGCTCACGGCCACCCGTTCAAGATCGCCCTGATCTTGACCTCGATCCAGTTCAACATCCCCGCCCACCAGCTCGAACGGGAGTTCTATCGATGAAATACTGCCCAAAGTGCCAAGGTCCCGCCCGTGTCCTTGAGACGCGCCACAGCCCCCGCCACGGCGTCAAACGGCGCAGGCTGGGGTGCACGTCCTGCGGCTATCGTTGGACGATCCTGGGAGACTCTTACAGGTGCGCAAAATGAATCAACCCATCCTCCAAGCCGACAAGCTGCTGGCCGACGCCAATCTGCCCACCTACACCCAGGCCATGGGCGCCCTGCTCGCACTGGCACGGGAAATAGGCTCGATGCCCCACGTAGACCAGCACCAAGTCTTCAAAGCTTGGGTCATCCTCGACCGCTATTCAATCAACTCAAAACACGTTTAAAGGCCCCTAAGGGCCTTTTTTTACGTCTCCCCTTGCCCAGACCCATCTTCGATCTGCCGGGGCTCCACCAGCTTCGCATCGATGACGTCCTCAGCGATCAGCCTGGCCTTCGCCGCCTCCAGTGCCCCGGTAATACTGATACCAGTATGGACTATTTCATGCTTTTGAGTTTCTGCCCATCTCATTTGTGTCTTAGTCCACCATATTAATGAGCCAGTATCTCCGGCCATTGCTTTATCAAATAGAGTCTTACCTATTTTCCCATTGGCCTTGGCACGGCCTAATTCCAATTCTCTTTTGAAGTGGGTGCGCAAGGTATCTACGTGAATACCATCCCGCACCATGGCCGCGATACTCTCTTGCTGCAGGCCAAAGCCCGAAAGCTTCTCGACCATCTCGCGCTCTTCGTCTGTTGGCACAAGCGGAGGCTGACCCGCCCCTGGCCTGGCCCCACCCCTCTTCGAGATTTCTTGTCTTGGAGTTTCAATCCCATCATCCATGTTAGCGTCTCCTAACTTTAAGTTGCAACTCGTTGTAATGCTTAACAGCCCTTGCGACTCCGAGCTCATCCCCGGCGTGGGTTGCTTCGATGAGTCTTCTGAACCAAAGCTTCATTTCTTCAGTCATTCGGCTTTCCATTTCCAACCCAACCTCTTCCTCTTCACTCATCTCTCTCTCCTATGTCTATTTCCGCATCAGGACGGGACAAACGGACAATATATAAATATATTGTCCTGTCCTGTCCCGCCCGTTCTGCCTTGCCAAAAGGACATTTGTCCCATTTGTCCCTGTCCTGTCCCGTTGTCCCGGTTAACTTTTTAACAACCAACTGTGCCCACTTTGTCCCGCCGAAATCCTATCGGGACAGGACATTTGTCCCGTTGTCCCGTTGTCCTAACGCTGGCCCGTCCCGCCTAAAAGCATCATTGAACTGGCGGTAACGGGCTCAATGACGACCCAGCCTTGCTCAAATGGTGCGATAACTTCGGCCAAAAGGAGGTTATTGATCAGCCTCCCCTTCTTCCCTGGTTGTGCATAAGTGTTGGCAGTGGCCTGGCTTAAGCCGTCCTTTACTAGGTGGTCTACGAGGGCGCTGCGGGACAAATACGGTTGTCCGTTCCTTGTCTCGTGTCCCGCCGCGTTCCAAGACGATATGAACTTTTTGATATCCCTTGAATAATCTGATTCTTTGCTTTTCTCTTTAACTTCATAGTCTTTCGTAACTGCAAAAACCGCACCGGTAATATCTTCTCCGTCCTCATCTTTCCAGCCCAGCGCCACGGGTTTAAGCAATCCGTATATTGGCTCTGGCTCTTTGTCGTCCTTTACTTTCTTTGCCTCAATCTTGATTGTTTTGTCCGTTGTGCGAGAAACATATATTGAGAAGTCAAGGCCGCCTCGCCATGCGCTGGAGCCTCGTTCTCTTCCCTGTGCCGTCTCGCTCACCCCCGTGTGGTGAACAAACACTGTTGTGGCGCCCAAAGCTGAGGCTGCTGTGCTGCACGAATTGACCATGGCCCGGACATCCCTTGCCGCATTTTCGTCTCCGCTCATGTGGTTATTCACCGTGTCCACAATCAACAGGCTGATCTGTTCTTGAGTTATTGAACGGACAAGCTTGATGACATCTGCCGCCGCTCTTGGGCTGTCAAGATCAATGGGTCTGTTGCTGATGAGAAGGTTGTCGAGCTGGGTGGTTTGATGCTCAATTGCCCACGAGGCAATCCGCTTGCGAATGCCGTAGTTGCCTTCGCCAGCGAGATAGACCACAACGCCCGGCTTTGTCTTTATGCCTTGCCAAGGAATGCCAGCCGCAATTGAACAGGCCATGTCTAGTGCAATAAAGCTTTTGCCTGCCCCTGACGGGCCAAAGATCATTGCGACGCAATGAGCAGCTAACCATTCTTTGATGATCCACTTGGTGGGGGAAGGTTCCTCAATGAACGAGCTGCCACGGGTTAGAAAATAGTCACCAGCAGGGGCCGCTAAATTCTCAAGCAAAGATTCGGCCGCTTCCGCACCGAGCGCCACCGAGCTTGCAACGTCGCTGTTAGGCTCATATCGAGAGACTGACCGGGCAATCTGACGAATTTCTGAACTGGGCAAAGGAATTTCGCACCTGGTCTCATTCGCTACGCTAAGAGCCGCCAGAATTTCCGATTCGCTCATGCCATACGAGCGCATAGCCCCAGCAAGACTGGTTAGGCCCGAGTTGCGGTTGCCTTTAATGATTGAAGAATCATTTGAAGCTGTTCGCTCTTTCTTTGCCGGAAGCATTGATGCAAGCCAACTCTGAGGAATACTGACCGGACCAACACCGTCGAATGGATCGCTTGAGGCTTCCCATTGATATGTTTTGCCCTCAATCTCAGACGGATACGCTACAAAGTAGCGCCCATTTGAAAGAAGATCAACGCCATCCAAAAGCTTGCAAGACTTAATCCCATCTTGGTACGCTGCAAGATAGTGGTAGCCCCCGCCAGCAGTTAAAGCTGTGATTCCGTCGGGCAACTGTCCGTGCTTTGCCGTCCACTCGTCCCAACTGTCCTGTCCGCCGTTGCGTGGGTCAATGTCGTATACAACAAGACCGGAAGCTTGGCCTGCCGCTACCCCGATGTTCAGATCTGGGTTTGATGTGAACCACGCGCGGATCTGATCTGGGTCGTCCGTTGCATCGTGTACGCCGTGCGCTGTTGCGGGAACTTTGCTGTTTGGGACAACCGGAAGAACTTTCCAGCCCCAAGACGCATATGTAAGAGCCGCTTCAAGTTTTGATCGGTTCGTCATTTTGCGCCCCCAATGGCATCGGGGCAAAATGGCTTGCTGCGTGGCGCAGCAAAGGTGAATGTTTTGGACATGGTTGGCGCTTTCTGAAGCACCTAGGTGGAGGCTGGGCGAAGCGCCAACCTCCCCGCGTGTACGGGTCCCAGCCCCCACCTAGGGGCACACGTTAATGGGTTGGCATCCAAACCTTAACAGCGCCGAGCTGAAATTGCAATCAGGACAACACTAATTTTGCGCTATTTTCCAAATAGTCACTCAACGCCGCCAGCACTCTATGTGATGGATTGCAGTCGGCATTGTTCCGAATGTCTCTCAACGTGTTGGGATGCAGGCCCGTCCGCTCCGCGATGACTGTAAGCCGTCGATCTTGGAGCTGCGCCCGGATCAATTCAAGTGTGAGCATGTTGTTAAAAATGTTGTGTTGGGATGTTGACATCATACGCCGCACAAAGTTATAGTGTCAACACTGCTTGAACGGATTCCCCGACGAAGCAGCTAACCGGAGATAAACATGAAACTGATTCGCAACAAAGGCTTCTACAAAGTGTACGCTTCTGAAACTGGCGACTACTTTACCGTGTGGTCCTCAGACTACCCCAGCAAGTACAGTCTACTCGGCACCTGCGAGAACATGGACGAGGCCTTGGAGCTGGCCGAAATCTACATCGATTGCATTGTTAACGATGTAGCATTTTAATTGCATCGGGGTGTTGACAAGTTAACAAACACCCCCTACAGTACACACATCGAACGAACGGAATAGGCCGACGGTTCGATCTAACCAAGGAACTCATCATGAAAAACAACGACCTGAACCTGACCCAAGCCGATCAACTGGGTCAATTGCTGGCTGAAATTGATGTGCTTGAAAAGCAAGCCGACGCAATTAAGAAAGCCATGCGCGAGGCTGGCGGAGTTCACGAGGGTGTGTTGTTCCGTTCTACTGTCGTTGAATCCAACCGTTCTAACACCGATTGGAAAGCTCTTTGCAAGGCTCAGAACATTGGTGCAGATGTCATTGCATCACACACAAGTGTGACGGCGGTTTACTCTGTAAAGACCACCTCTAAATGAAGAACTGGCCCTTCCCCACTTACAAAGGGGAGGCCTTGCCAAGGCCCCCCGCTACCCCGTTCCGCCAGGAACCCCTACCACCTGCGCCACCGGCGCCATTCTGAAAGCAAATATGGCAATCAATCTTAAAACCACCGGCCAACTGGCCGCCTCCGGGGTCAAGCTCCTTGTCTACGGCGCTGCGGGAGCAGGAAAAACTTCCCTCATTCCTACCCTGCCCAATCCCGTAGTCCTATCGGCCGAGGGTGGCCTTCTTTCTATCGCCGGGGCCGACGTGCCCTTCATCGAAATAAGCTCAATGGATGCTCTGCGTGAGGCTTACGAATGGCTTACAAAATCTGATGAGGCCAAAGGCTTTCAGTCCGTAGCCATTGACTCAATCAGCGAAATCGCCGAGGTGGTTCTTAATTACGAGAAGAAACACAACAAAGACCCCCGCGCAGCTTACGGGTCTATGCAGGAGCAAATGGCCGATGTCATTCGAGCTTTTCGTGATCTGCCTGGGCGACACGTTTACATGAGCGCGAAGCTGGAGAAAAGCCAGGACGAGCTTGCAAAGATGATGTACAGCCCTTCAATGCCGGGTAACAAAACCGGCCAGGCTTTGCCTTACTTTTTTGATGAAGTTTTGGCCCTGCGTGTCGAAAAAGACGCCGACGGTAACACTCAGCGAGCTTTGATGTGCGACGGGGATGGGGTCTGGTTAGCTAAGGATCGGTCGGGCCGCCTTGATATGTGGGAAAGCCCTGATCTGGGGGCTGTGATTGCAAAGATTGGGGGGAATGTATGACTGACCGTAAACTTTTGGAATTAGCCGCTAAGGCGGTTGGGTTGGGCGTTCATCGACTAGATGAAGACGAGTATTACCCAAAAGCATGGAACCCTCTTTTAGACGACGGCGACGCGCTGCGGCTAGCAGTGAAGCTGGGTTTCCTTATTGAAGTAATTCACGGCGAACAAATGGTTGTTGTATGGGATTGTGAGCCAGCAAACGAGACTAGAAAGACGAGTGTGTTGTGGGGCAACCTTACGGGGGCAGAGGTAGACAACGCACACGCCGCAACCCGGAGGGCAATAGTAAAAGCCGCTGCAATGGTTGTAAAAATAAAAAAGAAGATTGGGGGGAATGTATGAACAAACATACGCCGGGTCCATGGTTTCGCATGGGCGATAAGGTTGGCAATTCCGCGCCACGTTACACGACCGAAATCGTCTACAAAAGCCAAAGACACAATTCCAAAGATGGCTATTGGCCAATTTGTTTTATGACAGACGAGCTACCAACAAATGAACTAGAGTCAAACGCCCGCCTGATTGCCGCTGCGCCTGATCTGCTGGAGGCACTCATTAAAACGGCGGCACTGCTCCACCCCGACCTACCTGAGCACAAAGCCGCACGCATCGCGATTGCCAAAGCACTGGGAGAGAAGCCATGACACGAGAAGAAATCATTGAGCGCATGGGGTGGACTGCCTCAGTCGAAAGAGAAATGCGAGATGTGGTTGATCGGATTGAACAAATCATGCGCATCGTAGAGAGACAAGAACGCGAAGCTTGCGCAGCAATAGCAAACGAGCACAAAGAGCATTGCTACGACGGAGACCAAGATTGGTATAAGTGCCGGAGCATAGAAGCAGCTATCCGAGCAAGGGGGGACAAATGACCAAACTACGTGAAGCCGCACAGCAGGCGCTGGATGTCCTTTTCCGCGCCAGCAGTTACTACGACACTTACGCCGAGCTTGATGCCCTCCGCGCCGCGCTGGAGCAGCCAGAGCAGGAGCCGGTGGCGTGGATGGATCGAGAAGGCGACATTTATCGTATGCCCGAAATCAAAAACTGGGCACCGCCGCATACTTTACTCTACACCGCTCCCCCTCAGCGCGAATGGCAAGGGCTGACAGATGAAGAAATCTGGTCTGACGGCAGCCGAATGGGTCTATCTGAGGATGGGATACGCCGGTTTGCCAGAGAAATCGAAGCCAAGCTCAAGGAGAAGAACGCATGACTGACAAGATAAAACCGTTTATCAAAGCCGTGGGCCCAAACAATGAAGACGTTATTTTGTTGCTTGAACAGTGGCTGCAAGACGCAAAAGACGGGCAGATTGTCAGCGTCGGAATCGTTGGAAAACGTACAGGTGGAGAGTGGCAAACGTCAATGAGTCGCAGCGAGAACGCACTCGAAGATGCCGCGATGCTGATCGAACTCGGCATGCGCCGCCTGGGTTTTGCACAGAGATAAATGGGGAACACATGACAATCTTCATAAAAACAGACCTTCTATTCTTGGCCGCACAGTGGGAAGCGGCAAAGGTAGAGGAAAAAGAAGCCACTGCCAGGCGCAGAATGATCGAAGATCAGATGGTAGAGGCGCTGGCATTGCCTGAGCAGCTTGAAGGCACCACCACCCAGCAAGCAGGCTTCTATGAAATAAAAGTCTCTGGTCGCCTTGACCGAAAAGTCAATGCTGATAAACTGCAAGCCATAGCAGAGGAAGCCGGGCTCACCGAACACCTCTCAAGTTTGTTTAGATGGAAGCCAGAGATCAACATGAGCGCATGGAAGTCTGCGCACGAATCGATTACGGCCCCTCTGCTTGACGCAATCACAACTACGGCCTCACGGCCATCTTTTGCAATCACAAGGAAATAATCATGGCATTTCTCTCACAATCTTTTGACGTTTCCGACCTGCCCCAGCCTTCAAAAGACTACAGCCCCTTGCCTGCTGGGTGGTATTCCGCAACGATCAGTGGCGCCGAGGTCAAAGAGACGAAGGCGGGCACGGGCGAATACATCGCCGTTAAGTACAGCATCACCGGCCCCACGCACCAAGGTCGTGTGATCTTCGGCAACCTGAACATCAAGAACCCCAACCCAAAAGCCGAGGAGATCGGTCGTCAGCAACTGGGCGACCTTATGCGGGCGATTGGTTTGGCCCGTGTCACAGATACCGACCAACTGATTGGCGGCAACCTTGTCATCAAGCTTGATGTGAAGACCGATGAGACTTATGGCGAGCGCAACGAGGTGAAGGGCTTTAAGGCTGTTATTGGCGCCATTTCTGGACTGCCTACCGCAGCACCTGCTGCGCCAGCCAAAGCTGCGCCACCTTGGGCTAAAAAGTAAGCAAAAAAAGCCCCTCGCAAGAGGGGCAATGGCAACTGCCTTTCGGGGGGCAGAAACAGGAGGACAACATGCAAATACCAGACCTTGATTCTATACCAACTCTCATTGACGCAGTACACGAAGAGCGCCAGGAGCAACCCCGGCCGCATTTGGGCGCTTCAATGCTGGGTCACAAGTGTGACCGCTGGCTGTGGCTAAGTTTCCGCTGGGCAGTTGTTGAGAAATTTTCAGGCCGCATGCTGCGGCTATTTCGTAGAGGTCACAATGAAGAACAACAAATTATCAGCGATCTTCGTGCTATTGGGCTTGATGTTCGGACTCCCAGCGAAGGTCAGAGCCGGGTTGAGTTTGGCTGCCACGTTAGCGGTTCTCTTGATGCTCGGATTGAGAAGGGCGTTCCAGGCGCTACGAAAACTCCTCACGTTGCTGAGTTCAAGACGCACTCGCTGAAGTCCTTCAATGAGTTAAAAGCCAAAGGCGTACAGGTCGCAAAGCCGATGCACTGGGCTCAAATGCAGGTCTACATGCTGGGCACAGGGTTAACCCGTGCGTTGTATGTGGCAGTCTGCAAAGACGACGATCGGATGCATACAGAGCGCATTGAATTAAACAAGGAAGCAGCTCAGAAGCTGGTAGATCGAGGCCGCCGCATCACTTTGTCAGACCGCATGCCGGAGCCTTTGAGCGCGGATCCAACGTGGTATGAGTGCAGGTACTGCGCAGGCCACGATCAATGCTTTGGCAGCAAGACGACGAAGCAAGTTAATTGCCGCACTTGCGCACATTCCTCGGCATTCAGTGACGATACATGGCACTGCGCAAAGTGGGATGACGCTATTCCACTGGATGCACAACGCATTGGATGCGAAAGCCATGTACTGCACCCGGATCTGGTGCCGTGGGAGCGCAAAGAGAGCGCAAGCGAGTGGCAAGCCATCTACATAGTGAACGGCAAAGCATTGGCAAATGGGGAACCGGGAAATGGCGTTTATTCAAGCAAAGAGCTGCTGGCCAATGCTGATGCTTGCGCCGATGAGGCAATCCAGAAGCTAAGAGGCGAATGGCCTGGGTCGAGGGTGACTGGATGAAAGTACTAATTGCTTGTGAATACTCCGGCGCTGTGCGAGACGCATTCATTGCACGAGGGCATGACGCCATGAGTTGCGACCTTTTACCAACTGACACGCCCGGGCCGCACTACCAAGGAAACGTGTTCGACATCATCAACAACGGGTGGGATCTGATGATCGCTCACCCGCCATGCACACACCTGTCAGTGAGTGGGGCACGGCACTTCGAAGCGAAGCGCAAGGATGGACGCCAGCAAGCAGCGGTTGATTTCTTTATGGCGTTGGCCAACGCGGACATCCCTCGTATGGCCATCGAGAACCCGATCTGCATCATGTCAACTGTTTGGCGCAAGCCCGACCAGATTATCCATCCTTGGCAGTTCGGACACGGAGAAACAAAAGCAACTTGCCTTTGGCTGAAAGGTCTACCGCTACTTACGCCGACCGACATCGTTGAAGGCAGAGAGGCCCGGATTCATCGGATGCCCCCATCGACTGATAGATGGAAATTACGTTCCAAAACGTATCAAGGGATTGCAGACGCTATGGCCGCTCAGTGGGGGAGCATATGAAGCTACGCGACTACCAACAACGCACTATTGATCAGTTGTATCAATGGTTTGCCGCTGGACACGAAGGGAACCCTTGCTTAGTGCTCCCAACAGGCTCAGGTAAAAGCCACATTGTGGCTGCTCTGTGCAAAGACGCATTGCAGCAGTGGCCTGAGACCCGAGTTTTGATGCTCACTCACGTCAAAGAGCTGATTGAGCAAAACGCGGAGAAAATGCGACTCCACTGGCCTGGAGCGCCAATGGGTATTTATAGCGCAAGTATCGGTAAGAAGCAACTTGGCGAGCCTATTACGTTCGCCGGGATCCAGTCAGTACGCAACAAGTCTAAAGAGCTGGGCCATATCGACTTGGTGTTGATTGACGAATGCCATCTCGTGAACCACAAGGAAGAAGGCGGTTATCGGAGTTTGTTGGCAGAACTGAAGGCCATCAATCCAGCCATGCGGGTTGTCGGGCTTACAGCCACACCTTACCGGCTAGGGCATGGCCTCATTACTGACAAACCCGCGCTGTTTGACGATTTGATTGAGCCGGTCAGCATTGAGGAGTTGATCCATAAGGGTCACCTGTCTAAATTACGTTCCAAAATTACCACGTCAAAATTAAATGTTGATGGCGTACACAAGAGGGGAGGCGAATACATAGAGTCAGAGCTTCAAGCCGCTGTTAACACAGACTTTAATAACAAATCAGCTGTTAAAGAAGTCTTGAGTTTGGCTGGAGACCGCAAAGCATGGCTGTTTTTTTGTGCAGGGGTAAAGCATGCTCAGGCCGTTGCCGATACGCTAAACGCTTATGGAATCGTTGCGGAGTGCGTGACAGGGGAAACGCCGAAAGCGGAGCGTGAACGCATTTTGACGCTCTACAAAGCTGGAAAGATTAGAGCTTTAACGAATGCCAACGTTTTGACGACAGGCTTTGACTATCCAGACATTGACCTGATCGCCATGCTACGTCCCACCATGTCGGCAAGTCTTTACGTTCAGATGGCAGGTCGTGGTCTCCGCCCAAAGAGCCATACCGATCATTGCCTGGTGCTGGACTTTGCCGGGGTGGTGAGTACGCATGGCCCCATCACCAACGTACAGCCTCCGAAAAAAGCCGGGTCTGGCAACGGTGAAGCGCCGGTTAAGGTGTGCGACAACTGCGACGAGCTGTGTGCGATCTCTGCATTGAAGTGCCCGGCCTGTGGGCATGAGTTCCCGCCGCCAGCAAAGAAGGAACTTGTGCTGCACATGGATGACATTATGGGCATCCAGGGGCTGGAGCTGGAGGTAACGAGCTGGGCATGGCGTAAGCACATGAGCCGCACCAGTGGCAAAGAGATGCTTGCTGTGACTTATTACGGAGGCCTGAGCGACGCGCCAGTGACTGAATACCTGCCGGTGTTGCATGATGGCTATGCAGGTCAAAAGGCCGCCCAGAACTTTGTAACGATCGCCAGGCTTGCAGGAGTAGAGAAGAACGCACAGGGCTTAGATGAGGCAGTAGCTTCAATGAAGGGTTCACGTCCCCCATCATTGATTGAGTACAAAAAGGATGGGAAGTTCTACCGAGTCATCCGAAGGGAATGGAAATGACAAAGCCGCAAGAACCAGAAGCTGTTGTGTTATACCGAGCAAGAAAGAAAGAACCAGTGCCGAGGTGTTGCCACACATGCGACAACTACAACGAAGCAGGCTGGTGCAGCCTTTTTGACGTGAAGCCGCCAGACGAGTTTACGCACGAATTCAACAAATGCCCAGAATGGATTGAGGAAATTCCATTTTGATGAACAAAAAAGAAAAACTCCAATTTGAGCGGATGTCTCGGCTGCTAGAGGCAGAACGTCGACGTGCCGAGCAAGCCTGGGAAGGCTATCGGTCTGCGCTGTACCAACTTGTTGATCTTCAGATGAAGATGGAACGCATACAGAAAGCAATCAATGGTGAAGAATGAGATTCCAACAGAGCACGAAGAGCAACGCGCATTCGTGAAGTGGTTCCGCCAGCATTGCAAAGGGGTGCGAATCATTGCAATCCCAAACGGTGGAGCTAGAAGCATTTCAACCGCAGCCAGGCTCAAAGCCGAGGGAGTGTCAGCAGGCGTCCCGGATCTGTTCATTCCCGAATGGAATGTCTGGATTGAGATGAAGCGCAAGAAGGGTGGAGTGGTTAGCCCAGAGCAGACGGACTGGATAGCTTACTTGCGCAGCATTGGGTATTTGGTGCTGGTGTGCAAAGGCGCAGAAGTTGCAAAACAACATATCTTGGAATTCTGCAATGAAGAACAAGAATAAAAATCGTTCAACCTACACGCACTGGGACGTGCTGATGGCTAGTGCAACGGAGCCGATTCCAAAGGCAAAGCAACAGTGGCAACTGCTAAGGATGTATGAGGGGCTGAGGTCGCTTGAACAGTCAGAGGCACCAACTTTTCACGACTGGATCGTCTGCTCAGATGCAGTCAACATGATGGAAATGCTGGTTGAGATGGGCGTTTGCAATGATGCAAGCGGGCTGTTAGATGACGCTGTAAAGGCATTGGCAGAGGCGGGAGAAAGATACAAAACGCACAAAGTTCTGAGGCTGAATGGCGAAGGAATTGCTGCAATCAGAGCTGTGATTGAGGACTACGCAGAGGCTATCCGCACCATCCCAGCCCGCACTATGTTGCAATGCCACATCAAAACAGAAGCTAGGATGCGGGATCTTCTAGCAGGCAAAGGCAGAGAAAGCGACATTGTTGTGAGACCGTTTAATAAAGTAATTGACAATGCGGTGTAGTTGGCGCACAATTCACACATCGCAACCAAACGACCGGAAGGACTCCAAATGTTTTGCTCCAATGACACCGATCTGAACAACTACTTCAAGCGCCAAGAGGCAACGGAAGCCAGCTACGAAGCCGCCAGAGCCAGGGAATTAGCTGATATGGACGGCGACGAAATTGACGGCTGGGAAGTGCTCTGGGCCTGCGAGCAGTTTGACAAGGGCTTAATGACTGCCGAGCAAGTCGGCAAGTACATGATTGAACAGCGCAACGCGACGCTGGAAAAGAAAATTGAGAAGCTGCTGTAAGTTTTTTGGGGGTCTCGTAGAGGTAAGCCGGGTTCGCCCGGCGCCCCCGCCATTTCAATAACTACGATCCATCGGGGGGTCTGGAAATGATAAAAAAGCAGGGGAGAGGTGAGGAAATGTTAAAGGCCCTAGAGGAGTTTGGGCCAATGACAAGTGTAGAAATATGCGCTGCTATTGGAACAACAACACGCAAGAGCGGCGGAATTCTTTGTCGCCTTATGAGGGCAAGTGTTACAAAGCCAAAGAGGGTGTATATAGCGGCTTGGACCAATGACGCTGAAGGTGCAAGACGGTATCCAAGAGCTATCTATGCTTTAGGCGATAAAAAAGACAAGCCCATGCCTCCAGTGTCAAATGCAGAAAATCAAAGACGTTACAGACAGAAAAAAGCAAAGCAAGTAAACAGCGTATTCCAGCTCGGAACACCCATTAAATACAGGATGAAAAAACATGACAGATATTGACAAGACGTTGCAGGAACGTGGCAGCCGATACGGGGTTTTTGCAAAACAAGCAGAGGTCTCTCAAGACCTTAAATTTACAATTGCTTTGCACCTCAAACAACGTGGCAAGCTGTTGCGACCAGACCAGCAAGAAGCCTTAGAACTTATTTGCCACAAGATCGCCAGGATCGTTAACGGCGACGAGAACTACGACGATAACTGGGTTGATGTTGCTGGGTACGCAACATTGGTTGCAAAACGCTTACAAGGTGAAGAAATATGAACTGCAATGGAAACTGTCGTCAAGGGCGTGACTGTAACTGTAGTTGTTACGAAGCGAGAATGCTGTCTACCATTGCCAGATTGGTCGTTGTTGGTTTTGTCTTAGTAATCTTTTTTGGCGTTTACTTGCAGACCTAAGAACAACGATCTTTCTGCAACCCTGCGACGTTGCAGGCCTGGTAGGATCTTTCCGCCTGCCATACTGAACCTTAAGAACTGATCCGCTGCGCCTTGAATGTCGCCTCGGGTCAGTTTCATTTTGAGTGTTGATCTTTGTAAGGTTCCGATGCCGAGGTTGAAGGCGAAGCTAACCAGAGCATCAAATTGATGTTGCGGCAGGCTTGCTCCACACAGTCTTGCCACGCCCGATTCAAAACGATAAAGGTCGTTTCGTAAAAGTTCATTGACTTCAGTCTCGGTGAAACTTCGTTTATGTTCTGGCTTCAGCGGAAAGTTCCGTCGGCCATCCATTGAGAGATAGTGCTGATCTGGGTACAGCACATGGCCCACGCCGATAGTCCAGAGCAGGGCAGGGCACTTGTAAGGTTTGAGCCGGACACCTTCAAAGTGCTTAATGAGGTCAATCCCTGCCTTGGAGGTCTTCATTTCCCGAAGGCTCTACCACCAAAATGAAACGCTATGATGGAAGCAAACAGCGCCTGGGTGCCTTCATCCCATAACTGAACGGCCAAAGCATCAAACGATGCGCCCATCCTGACTCCATGCACGAATAGCCCAATGTCAATCAGGACAAGCAGCAGGAAGAAGCCGTAAGTAATGACTGGCCGGACACTGGCCCGCAGGTTCCTGACCCATGTGCTGGTGCCGTCTTGGATGGCTGCATCGTGGACGTAAATGGATTTAGTTTCCTCAACCTGGGCGCCAATCCGAGACTGGATCTGCTGATTGACCGCCTCCATCTCAAGCTGGACGTTACGGATCTCTTCCAGCTTTGCCTCAGCATCAAACCCGAGCTTGCGCAACTGCAACTCACGCTCCACCTGCATCCTTGCCAGCTCAAGTTCATGCCGCTTGTCACCTCGATCTTGGAGGAACTCCAAGAACTTAGGCAAGCCGCCAGCCAAGAAGGAACAGATGGTGCTGATGAGTGTGAGCATTATGGTTTATCTACCTTGTGATCCAACTTGTCGCTAATCTTGCCCAACAAAACCTTGATCTCGCCCATATCATCTCTGTAGTCATCGCGCCGAACGTACCGGGAGGGCATTGATCGAATGTCCATATCTAATCTCTCAATAGCCCGGTAGATGTGACTCAAGATCCAGCCCCCGAAGAAGCCTGCTACGCTGACTGCAATGTTGAAGATGAATTGGGTTTCCATTGGTAGAGTCGCTTATTGATTTTGACTGAGGGAGTTAACGATCAATTGTTGAGTAGGCGTAGATGTTCTGAACAATCCTGCAAGAGCATTGGTTCCAACTGGAAAGCGTTGTGAAATGCTTGGCAAAACACTTGCTGCTCTACCTGCCCCATAAGCAGCTTCACCAACCAACCTAGGTGATGTTAACGGAAGGGCGGCTAATACTGCAGGATTTACCAGCGAGGCTGCGCCGCCAAGACCAAGTGCGCCTCGACCAGAAAGAGACCGAGGAATAACATCAGACATCAATTGCCCAGCAATTGCAGGCCTAAGTTGCTGTCCGGTCTGAGCCTCAAGTTGTCCGATCAATGCTTGCTTATAGTCACCAGATGGTGTCTCTTTCAGTGCTTGCATGATCTTATTAAGTGCGGTTTCCTTCTTGATTTTGTCCCCGCCGCCAAGAGCATCGGCTATTTCTCTGACCAATTTCGTCTGAGTTTCATATGCCTTCATAGCATCTTTGTACCCAGGTACGCTGTCGGTAATGGTTTGCTTTACAGAAGATCCAAACTCTGAAAGCGCTCTTTTTGCTTGCGTTTGCTTTGAGCTTTCTGGGTAGATGCTATCCAATCGCCTTTTCAATGCATCTAGATCAATCGCTGTTGGCACAGGATGATCCGTTTTCCATTGCTGGATAACATTCTTTGCTTCTGAGACAATCTTTTGCTCGTCTGCACCAATCATTGATTTGCCCGCATGGGTTATTGAGCTATCAATTTTATTGATTGCTGCATCAACTTTCGCATAATTCAATGGAGTGGTATCGGCTGCCCATCCAGTTTTTGATGTGACATATGCAACAGATGCATCGTCCCGCATTTGAGAAATGCCATTTTTCAATGTTTCAAGAACATCATCCGTCGGTACATTCTTGCGCAGGTTGTCAATAAAAGCAGTTGCGTTTTGTTTGCCTGCCGCAAATGCTTCTTTGACAACATTTGGAGTAACTGCTCCTGCAAGGGCGGGCACTCCTTTGCCAACTAGCGGCAATCCGCCGCCAATGGCGGCTCCAAGTCCGGCTTCCTCTGGGTTAATTAACCCACTTGTTCCGCCGCCAACAACCGCGCCTGCCGAAACAGATGGAGCAATCTTTCCTGCTCCAAAACCGCCAGTTCTGAGCGCGTTAATAAAATTAGGGGCCACAGTTGTAACGCCAGGCACTGCTCGCAATGCATTTGCCGCTGCGCCTCCAAGTCCCGCAGTGCCTGCAATTTCTCCGCCAAGTTTTCCAACTTGAAATCCAAATGATTCAGGCTTTGCCCCAAGATCTTCAAGGGCAGAGGTCATGGCAAGGCGTCTTTGCTTGTTCTCTTCAGCAGACTCAAATGGTCTCAGCAATGTTGCTCCAATCGATCCTGCGCCACGAAGAGCCCCGGCGCCGACGTTTACAACTGGATTGCCACCAGCAAGAGATTGCCGGACAATTTGTTTCTTTTCTTCCGGAGTTGCCGTAGCAAAATCAAACCGCCTTGTTGCCGGCATTCCTTCAGAAACTGGCTCAGCTTTAGGTTGTGATTGCGATGCTCTTAACCGTCTTATTTCATCGGCAAATACTTTTGCGTCATCTGCATTGCCAGCAGCATCAGCTTTAATCAATGCCGCGCTAAGTTGCTCAAGTGTTGCCATGATTATTTGTACTTGTTCAGTAAATCATCAATGTTCGGTGCTCCCTGCTTTGCAGGAGCATTGTCAACAGCAAGATCAGGGTAAGTCTCTTCAAACTTCGCGCGACTTCTATCTTTTAAACCTTTCATTGCTTCTCGAACCAAATTTAGCTGATTCGTGAAATCTTTACTTCTTGGGTCAAGAGCAGCAACGGCATCAGATACAAACTTCCATTCTTGCACCGCCATGTTGCCAAGTTTGCCAGATTGTGAGGCAAGCTCGCGACCAAGGGTTTTAATTTTCCCTTGAATTCCTTCCAAAATATTCTTAGCGGCTCCAGCTTCACTAGCTGGCAAAGTTGGAAACATACCTGTGTAACCTGTAATTCCTTTAAGGCCTGGATGCTTTAGCAACCTTTCAATTTCGGAGGTCATTGTCTTTTCGCTTGCATCTATTGAAGAGACAACTTGCCTATCTTTTGCGACGCTTTCCCTTACTTTATTTTGCTGCGCTTCTGTCAATGGTTTAACAATAGGCTTGTTTTCCGAAGCAGCAGCTTTAAGGGCTAAACCTTGGCGAGCAATGGCATTTCTTTCAATCTCAGCTTGGGTCATTGGACGATCAGCAGGGCTTGTGCCTGGGATCATTTTTGTAGCCCCGGTTCTTGGGTCGTACTGAAGAACCCCTCCAGCCGTGTTAAGTACTTGCGTTCCAAATTGCTTTTGTGCAGCTTCAATCCCTGCTGCGTTCTCAAATTTCCATTGGTTGAACTGAGCTTCAGGATCTGGCCCCGTTGCAATCTTCATCAACTTTTTCAGTGCGCTCTCAGGGCTTGCACCTTTGCTGCGCAGGAAATCGCCGATCACAGGATCGGCGTAAATGCTGTTGATGTATTTTTCTGCATCCGAAAAACTGTTCACCTGCGCTAATGCAGAAGCTGAATTCTGAAATGCAGCTTTTATTAGATCCTGTTGATTCTTTGCTTGCGTTGTCCGACCTTGTTCAACTGCTTCAAGACCTTTAACGTACTCAACTCCAGGCTTGCCGGCAGACAACAGTTTTGATCGGCCTGCTGGTGTGCTGACATCAGCACCAGCCAGCATGTTTCTGAAGTCTTCCTGTTCCTTCAAGCCGCGCTCATATTCCTGAGCCTGCATCCGAGCAAGCTCATTTTGTTGCTGCGCACTCTGAATCTGCTGAAACTTGGCAAGCCGGTTCAGGGGGGACTCAAGTTGTGTTGTGGGCTGAAAGCCCATTGCGATTCTTGGATCAATTGGCATGATCTACTTTTATCCCAAAACAGGGTTGAAGCCGCCGCCGACATCAATGTTGTCTGGCAGGTAAGAAACAGAACTTCCAACCTGACCAGGGCGATATCGCATGTTGTTTACGAGTCGCTGATCTTGGTACATGTTCAAGCCTTGATTGAGAGCGCCAGTCAAAGCATTAGCACTACCCATGTACCCAGAGGCCCGAGCTGCCCCTGCGCCCATGTAAGCCTCGCCAGCGCCTCGTGCGTAGTTTTGAGCAGCATTTCCAAGTGTGTTAGCCACCGTCTGACTCGTGCCCATCAAGGATTCCAAAGGCTGCAACTGATTGGCCCGGTTGGTCTGGTAACGATTGAAGGCATTTGTGAACTCTTGGCTAGCAGCCTCTTGGCCGTAGCGCTGCGCACCCTTCAGAGCCGCACCAGATATCAAACCGCCTCGTGCGGCCGCCTGACGATCCAGCGCCTTCAAGCCTTCTTGCAATCGGAAAGCATAGCCAGGATCTGCTTCAAAATCGGCCATGCTGAAATCACGAGCGTACTTGCCAAAGCCAGGTGCCTGCCTCTCAGCTTCATACGCCTGCTGTGCAGCGCGATCACGCGCCATTTCAGCTTGGATGGCTGCATTCAGGCCAGCTTCGTCTTGAACGCCAGGCGTACCGGGTACAAAAACTTGTTGCCCACCAGCGTCTCCACCCATGCCAACATAACTGGTTTCATACCGGCCTTCAGTACCTGGGCGCATGTATTGAGCCGCCAAAGCATTGCGAAGCTCTGCTTCTGAACGCATGGTCGGAGCCTGACCTTGTAGGCCAAGCATATTCAGATAGCGCTGCTGCGCTGTCAGTCCAGCCTGACGGAAAGGTTCCTGTAGCTGGATCTGGCGCTCAAACATCTCCTTCTGGAGTTGTGCGGCACGATCCGCAGACGCGGCTTGAGCTGCTGCGGCATCGCTGGCGGCATCTGAACCAAACAACCCTCCAAGCAAGGCCCCACCACCAGCAATTGCTCCACCAATCCACGGCATATCAATCCCCTTTTAGTTTCTGCGCCAGTTCCAACACAGCATCTTTGTTCATCGGCGCAACAATCACGTTATCAACTTCATCAGCATCGGCGCAGTTGGTTGCGTGAATGCAGTACCAAATGACATCGGTGATTGATCTTACGCCGTGGTGTTTGCCTGCCTCAATTGTCAGGCAAGCAGGTGCGTGAATGACAGAAGTTTTATCATCCACCATCAGTTCAACAGAACCACTTGCCAGAATAGACAAGTGATCGTGCAAGTGAGCGTGTTGCACCAGCCAACTGCCCGCAGGAATGTGGGTCTCCTTGGCATACACACCAGAACTGAAATGATGCTGAATCATGACACCTCACGCCCGCTTGCGCGGATGTTGATTGAGGAAGCCGTGCCAGCAATGGTAGAAATAAATCCACTTGCACCCAGCACTTGGCCCACCAGCTCTGGGAAGGTGTACACCTCCGATGGTTGCAGCGTCTTGGTCTTGGTAATCAGATTCTGATTGCCAGAAGTGTCGCCACCAGTGACCAGGTTCACCGAGATCGTCGCAGCCGCTGCGCTGTAGTTGGTGGCTGTGAACTTATCAACAATGGTCGTGACGTTGGTGGCGGTGTACTGCGTGGTTTGCGTAGCTTCAGCAATCTTGCCTGGGATCAGGACTTTTACGGTAACGGTCATGGTGTTTCTTTCTTAACGCAATGGGGCAACAGTCTGAGTGCGAAGGTACGCCACAATTGCAGCAATCACCGCCCCAACCAATCCTTGGGCTTCTGGCGACATAGGAATCTGCACCAAAAAGCCTTGAGCAACAGACAACATTGCCAGAATTGCGGAGAACCACATTGTCTTTGATTTCAGCATTTTGTCGCCTTTTGCTCTGATTAGAAAAGTTTATAACTCGGCATCAACTGTATAAGTTGCACTCAAAGTTGCTTCCGCATTAGATGAGCTTGTGGCATTTACCACAAAAGAATCTTGAGTAATGTTAGACACAAAAGCCCCAGAACACAAACCATAAGTAATATTAGAAAGTGTAACGGTTGGTGAAGTTAACCTGCTTGTGACTTTGTTGAAAAGGGTGCCAACTGGGAAAGTTTGAGCGCCATTGATGTACCTAGCAAGATAAAAAGATGACGAAATAAAATACCGCTGGCATCTGGCTTGCTGCGTTGCAACATCAATGTATTCAATAGGAGTGGCCGTTGCTCCTCGCTCAAGCTGTACCGAGCCAAAACTTAATGTAATTGTTCCAGTGGCAACGCTTTGGGTAGACCTAAAAACAATCTCTAATCCGTTTGATGCGCCAACAGGCAGATTTGTGAACGTAAAGCTAAACAGCGTCGCTGTGTTTGTGATAGCGACCGCGTTTGTTGCAATATTTGTGGTGGACGAAAAATTGTCCGACGAGTTAGCATAATTTAAAAACACCGAATGCGCCACGCTTCCGGCTGTAGTTCCTCCAGAAGCCCAAAAGCTCAGAGTTACCGTTTTACCAACGAGATCAGCGGAATTCAGAAACTCAATTCGATGCTTAAAGTCTTGATATTCGCCAATTCCATACGCGCCTGAAACAGTAACGACATAATTTCCGCCGTAACTAAAATTTGCAGAACGGACAACGGTGGTTGAACCTGTACCTGTTCTGTCAAGTCTCCAACGATCTATTGTGTAGCCATTGAACGGAGATCCGCTAAAGCTGGTACCACGTTGCGCAACCTGCATGTTCCCGTTGATGACACGGTTCCGCATACCCAGTTCTGAGCCGGCATTTGCCAACAGTGCGGTTGGCAGTGACCCGGTAACACCAGTAGAAAGCGGAAGACCTGTAGCGTTGGTCAGAACAGCGGCAGAAGGAGTGCCAAGCGCTGGTGTCACCAAAGTCGGAGAATTCAGAGTGGCAGAATTCAAAGTTGGGGAGGTAAGCGTGGCAGATGTAATCGTTGGAGAACTCAGGGTTGCAGATGTAAGAGTTGCGCCGTTTGACAGCACGATTGCGCCAGTACCAGTGTACGAGCTGGCATTGCCAATGTTGTCCGAAGTCCAAATCAACGCATCAACACTGTCTCTCAACTCAAACTTGTACAGGCTGTTGGCAAGCCATACGTTTGCTTCTCCACGAGAGTCCAGAATAATAGGGTTGGTGTTGGACGATGCGCCAGTGGAGTCCGTATATGTGGCAAGTGGCGTAGTCGTGCCAGCAGCATAGGTGTACAGTTTGCCGCCAACCAACGGAAGCCCGTTAGCTGTAAAAAACTGCATCTTTGGGCTTGGGGTGAGTGATGCCATGTCAGCCTTTAAGTCAAGAGAACGCTTTTCCAGGCGCCGTTATAAACGTAAAACTTTTCGTTTGTTGTATCGTAATACATCGGCACTCTGCCTGATATGGCAGTAGGTACGCCTGTCGGAGCCCCCGCAGCAGCAGGAATGTAGAAAAAGCCGTCGGTCATCCCAGTGGTGCCTGCAACAGCATGAATGTTGCCTGCATTTGTAATTGTCATTACTTGGGTAAACGTAACCGCGTTACCAGCAGTGCCAGATGGCGCAGTGAACCAAGCATGGGTTCCTGTTGAAGCCGAAATTGTGTACCTTGCTGCAAGTGAACCCGTGTTGGCGTAAATAAAACCTGCGTTGAAATAAGAGTTTGCGGAAATTGTTAAATTTCCGTTAGAAGCATTAGCAGATATTGCTGAACCAACTCTTCCTATTTCAACTGCTTTGAGAGTTGCCCAGGTGCTTGGAGTGATTCCTACGCCAATGTTATTTCCGTCAAACGTCAGACTTGAACTTGTGTTTATTGTTGAAGACGTTGATGAATACAACACGCCATTTAATGGCGCTTGGTTGTTGAAATTGTAATTGGCGATTGTGCCAAATTGCGGTATTGAAGGCGCAGTGTCAATTTTGTTCTGCAAATCAGCAATTGCTTGCTCGTTGTTTGCAACAATTGACAGAAGCGGCAATTCATTAGCTAGAGATTCAACATTGGAAGTTGGACAAACTTTTAATGAATCAATTTCACCCTGTAATGTATTTGACTGTTCTGATAGATACGATAACTGCGCTTGATCGTATGAATCGTTTAAGTCTCCAAAGTCAACTTGGGATTGTGGCGCGAGTTGCAGATCTGTCAGCGTCACATCGCTTGATCCGCTACCTGACAACCTAAAAAGATTGAGCAAAAATCGATACCATTCACGCGACATTAACCCCGTTCGGTCGTCAATGACCGGAACCCGAGGGGGTGGAATGTTGGTGATATCAAGCATTGGTGCCGCTCGCTATCAGTTCTGCACCCATGATAGAGATCTTTACCGGGTCTGTGCCGGAAATCTCATAGACACGATCACGCAATTTCTGTGTCATGCCGAGTCGTCTCCAAAGAACACGAGTTCCGAACTCGCCAATGCGCCCCATTGATTTGGCGTGGTAGTTGCTCCAAGTATGGCCGCCGTCATCTGACCACCGCAGAGAAACGGTAGGGTTTGCACCCACTGTTGTAGGAGTATCGGCAAGCAAATCTCCGCTTGTTTCTGTGAGCAACTCAAAACCGGATTCGGTTGATAACTGAATTTCTTCAAACGGGTCAATACCGTTAAGTCCAATACCCGACTCACAATCCAACTGCAACGAATGGTGAGCAGTACGTTTCAGGTTGTTTTTGCCTGTGTCCAATGCTCGCCAGGACCTGAGCCACTTTTGGATGGCGCCGTCGTCTGAATACACATCAAGATCAAAAGCGTAAATCCGACCGTCCTCAAAGTCGCCAACAATGACTTCGCTATTGAAGTTCATTTGGCAGTTGGAACGATGACGAATGAATGCACCATTGGAGAACCCAGCCCGCTCATGCCATGCCTGGGTGGATACGTCATACACCCACGTCCGATTGGCCGATGGGAAGGTCAGAACATAGAACGGATGGCCTTCTTGCTGGTAGGTGTAGGCAACGGCATCAGAGATGTTGCCGTAGCTTGCAATCGCATACTCAATTGCATGAGTAGAAACGCGCTGACCCGTGTAGCCGTTGGCCCGGTAAACAATGCCGTTACCACGGGCATCAGAGCCCAGCCAAAAGATGGCATTGTCCAGCTTGGCAACAGAGTACACCGCAGCACAACCAATCTCATTGAATGCGCCTTGAACCCGTTGCAGAGGAAAGTCAGTCAGCCCAGCGTCGTACCAGACTTCGACCGAGTTGGCTCCAAATAGCCAAACCTCTCGATGGTCAATAATCATTGACACCAAGCCATCAGGAGAGCCTTCAGCGCTGGCAAAATCCAATGGATCTATGGATGTGCCGTCCAGCAGGCTTGTGACCCACACGCGCTGGCTGTTGGGCTCAATGAAGACAAAGTAACCATCCAGATAGCCAACCACCGATGCGCCTGGGAAGTCGCCGTCTGTGATCTGAGCAAATACGCTGGTGGAGGCGTTGTAGATATAGCTTGGCCCGTTGCAGGCAATGAACAACTGGTTGCCATTGTCAGCCATGCTAACCGGCCCAGTGCCTGAGACAGTTCCAATAGAAGTAAACGTCCAATCTGTGGACAACTTATACACAGTTTGCCCACTGACAACATAGGCATACCCGCCATACGTCCACAGCCCACGGATAGGGCCGGTGCCGATCGTCGCCAGCCTGCGCAAGCCAGGCGCCCGCATGAAGAATGCAGGCTCTTTGCCACCGTCAGGCACGATCTCAGGAAACATGTTAACGAGACGATTTACCGCCTCGTTAACGGACCTGACAACATACGCTTGGCCGAGGATTGGCGTTTTCATTGCTTAGTAATTACCAGCGTACACATTGAATCTCTGCCTTGTCGCCACCAGCGAGTAAGGCAGGCTCATGATGTCTTCAGGATTGTTAATCCGCTTTAAGTTGCGCTTGGATGTCATGGCAATGCGAGACACCGTAGGCGAAGGCTCCACGCCAAATTCTGGTGCAATCTCGCAGGCCAAGTTGTACTTGAACGCCCGCAGGTAACCGGGGGGCAAGTAAAGGTTGGTCGCCAACGTCGCAGGCTGAACCAACTCATCCACGGAGATGAAATGCCATTCCAAGGCCCGAGTGGGCTTTGGATAGATCGTCATCTGGATGTTTGGGAACTCCATGTTTACCCACATCACCTGTGGATAAGTAGAAGTCACCGTCTTCACAGCAATGCCGTCGTATTGCTGCTGGTTGATCATTTTGATGCCAAACGACACGTTGGTCGATGGATCACGGAAGTAAGTGGAATCCTCCAACAGGACGGGACGATTGCCCACAAAATCACCAGTTGGGCCAAGGTGCCGCTGGATTTCATCCGCAGGCCAAGTGAACACTTGATCCTGGGTGTTGTAGATCATCAGGCGTTCGGTGTTCCAAGAATCAATCATTTGATTCATGGCCGAAAGTGCATCCTGAGATGTCTCAGGCGAAGGAGTCTCGCCCTCAGCGAGTAGCCCAATCAGCCGGAGTGCTGAATTGATGATGTCACCGGCTGTCGCCATTGCTCACGCTCCTTGCATTTGTGTCTTTGGGGGTCGTCCCCGACGCTTAACTTCCAGTTCATTCACGGGAGCCGCATCTTCAGACAAAGAAGGCGTGTCGTTAGTATAACGCACCCATCCGTTGGATTCATCAAATTCTGCCTCAAGTTCCATTGTGGCAATCTTGGTGCCGTGCTGATGATGCTTCAAATAGATGACAGCCATAGGGTCTCAATATTTTGGAGCCCCCAATGATGAGGGCCCCATACCTCAATTACAGGCAGTGGATCAACGCAAAGTTGATGATCACTGCTTCCGCCAAAGCACCAGCAGTGGTGTTACGCAACGTGATGGAAGCAGCCCCAGCACTAAGGCTGTTAACCCATACGTTGTAGGCTGCTACAGTTGCACCACCTGAGATTGTCAGAATCAAAGTATCGTTTGCACTGATGAACGAGTTGTTCAAAGTAAACGAAACATTGGTCCCAGCCCCCAAAGAGGCAGCATCCATAGTAATACGGCCTGCACTTTTGTTCAGAGTGACGGCAGTGGATTTGCTGGTTGCTTGAGTGACAGTACCTTGAGCTGCTGCGGTATATCCAAGCTCTCGGTCTGAGTAAATTACATCTGCGCCGCTGATATCTTGGTCAAGATATGCAACGCCAATAGGCTTGCTATTAGACATTTGTGTTCCTTATGAAACAGGGGCCGAAGCCCCCGTTATGTTTAGGCAAGGCGGTAGACTTGCCAAGTGCCAGCGCCCGTCTTGCGAGCTTGGAATCGGCCAGATGCGTTATTCACTACCATTGAGCCGCCGCCAGTCACAGTCCAACCCGTGTTGGTCGTCACGGTGATGTTCTGAGCTGCCGTGTTGATGATGACAAACTCAAACGCGGTGTTTACCTTCTCACCCATCGACTGGAATGCAGATTCAAGAGATGCAACAGTCGGGAGGGTGAACGCGATACCACCGGCAGGGGTGCCAATAAACAAAGCCGTACCAGCCAACTGCGCAGCAGTAGGAGCAGGATCAACGGTAAACGAAACAGGTGCGGGTTGAACATAGAACAGTGGGCTGCTTTCATTGCCATCACCAACTTGATAACCACCACCAGCAACAGGGAATGCCATAATAATTTCCTTTAAAAAGTTTCAAGAAAGGGGCCAAAGCCCCGTTCAGTATTAGCCCCAGATACGGGCTGCCATTTGAGGACGGATCACGCTGTACCCGTACAGAACGTCAATACGGCAAGGCATACGGTCGTTGTTGATATCGTACTGGCGCACGATACGCAGCGAAATGCCGTTATGCACAGCGCGAGAAGCCATATCAACACCTTGAGGCAGCAACAGGTCAGCCGTGGCAAAGGTGATCGCATCTTTGTGGTACACCAAGTTTTGCGGGTACTGAGAAGATGCAGAACCAACAAAGGTCACAGCTGCGGTTGCTACTGGGAAGGAATCCACAGTTGCCAGAGCGTGTACAGCCGTGTAGATGGCTGGGAACACGGTGACAGATGCAACGCCACCACCTGATGCAACAGCATCAGCAGTCACAACAAACTGTTGCAGCGAACCAGTGGACTCGCGGGTTTGTGGGTTAACAGCAAACACGCCAGCAATGGTGAACACTTCGCCTTGCTTAATGGTGGCAGAAGCGCCAACACCAGACAAGGAGAGAGTGCTGGTGCCTTGAGCGCTGATGGTAGAGGTAACAGTACCGTTGGTGCGGGTGCCGGTCGTCAAAACCTTGATGGACTGAGACATGTTGATCTCGTCATAGCCCAAGACGCCGGTGCCCATCATGCCATTCTTGAACTGCTTAGAAATGGTGTCGGTAGGATTGAACAGGCCCTTCATGCCTTCAACCAAGCCAGCGTTGGCGGCAGGGTTAACCGTGGCGTAACGGGGGCTCATGCCAGCAGCGCTTTCGTTCAGCTTTTGTTGAGCTTGCAACAGAACCAAAGAAGTGCCAGGCGTGGTGCCAGGTGTGCCAACGCTTTGACCAATGCTTTTGTAAGCGTTGGCAACGTCCGCATCAATCGAGGCTGCCAGTTGGCTGATACGAGGCTTCAGAACACGGTCTGCAAAGTCGTCCAATTGCATGGTCAGTTCGGCAGAAGTGAAATTCACGCCGATATGCTTCTGACTGGAAACAGACAGAGTTGTGAATTGCTCGTTGTCGTCCTGAACTTGCAGGGCTGCACCGTCCGTCACCAAAGCGCGGTCAGGCAAGCGGATGCGCAGGGTCGAACCGATCTTGGCACCTTCAACAGCAAAGCTGTCGTCGTACTGACGGTTGACGTTACGGGTAATAACCAGGTTGTTCTCCAAGATCTGGAGAGCTTTCCGGGTGATCATATCAATGGTTAACAGGCTATTTGCCATGACTCATTCCTTAAGAAGTAATTAACGGTTACGTGCTTCCAACTTGCGCCGCATACGCTGCTCTTCTGCCTCAATCCACTGGCTCGCCGTCATTGTTTTAACAGAGCGTGGGTCGGTAGTATCGTAAGCAGGGCTGCCGGTTGTCCGAGCAGTCACAGGCGTAATCGGCGTTGGTGCGCTTGAAGTTTTCTTCACAGGTGGGCTATCAGCTAATTTGGCTTCTAACCTACCGATCTCTTTAGCTTGCGCGTAGGGCGACAAACGAGAAATACGTTCAGCTTCCTTGGGGTTAGATCCCAAGAAATAAGCTACATCAGGTCCAATCTCTGAATGCTGAATAGCTTCAGCCATCACGTTTGTGATTGGGAGCTTTGGGTTGTATGCGACTTGTTCAAAGTCATCATATTTCCCGCGAGCATCTTCCTCACGCTCATGATAGGCACTGAGTACCTCTTGCTGCTGCCGCTTTACTTCCTTATCACGAATCAACTCTTCAGCTTTGCGCACTGCCAATGCTTCAGCATACGCTTCAACCGATTCAAACTGATCCGCAGGAGGAAGATCCGCCGGCACACGCGGCGCTTGGGCCTGGGCCACACGCTGCGCTTGTTCACGTTCCCACTTGCGTTGCTCACGAGCAAGCCTCTTGCCAATGGCTGCATCAAGTTCTTCTTGTGTGAAGGTCTTGCTTGCTTCCGCTGGCTTTTCTTCCGGCTGAATAACTTCAGACTCTGGCGCTGCCGTAGCTTCCAGTTCTGGCGCGGGCACTTCCGCTGGAATTTGTACTTCTTCTGTCATGGTTGTGAATCCTTAGATTCCCTGGTGAAACGCACCAGTACGGGGTTAGTTTACTTCAAATTACTTAATTGGCTTTCCAAAGATTCAACTTTAGCAGTCAGTTCTTGAATAGCCTTAATCATTGGACCGATCAACTCTTCATAACCAATTGACATCACATCTTTGCCGCCAGATATGGAATGGTCTTGAAGACCCCCAAACTCGACATTCATGAAGCTGCAAGCAACTGCAACTTCTTGCGCTATCAAACCGTGATGGAACCTTGAGCGCTTCTTGCTGCCGTCTTTTTCGCCCCAGTTGTAGTCTTCTCGGTAGTCCCACCGGAAATCCACCGGGCGCAAAGTTTTGACAAAATCAAGGCCAAGAACCGTGTCCCGCACATCCGCTTTGTCGCGGGCATCTGAACGATTCTGGACGGCTCCGTAGGCATAGGTGGTGGTGGCAGAGTCTCCAAGTTGTACTTGGTTGCTTGCGGTTACTGCTGAATCTGAACCCAAACCTGTGCAATTAGAGTAAGAAACTAAATTACTTAACGCATAAGCACCAACAGCAGTATTATAAGGTCCACTTGTACATGAATAAAGAGATTGATATCCAATCGCAGTATTTAGTTCTCCTGTAACGTCAACTCCGGAATCAGAACCAACAAACGTACTGTAATCAGTGTAAGAATTTCTACCTGCATTAGAACCTATTGCAGTTGTGTCCGTTATATTCGCGCCACTTTCTGCAAGAGCCCCAGGCCCTGCTGAATAATTCGTGTAATTTTCTGTAAATGTGCCGTTAATATAAGTTTCAACATTTCCAGAAATAAGATAACTTCCAGCAGGAATGTACTTGCTGCCTGACGCATTCTGCCAATTAGTCCAAGCCGTCGTATCGTCTGCAACACCATCCCCAACCGCGCCAAAATCCTGTGGCGTAACAAGATCGCCCAACTTGCTTGAGATCTGCCTTGTAACAGCACCTGTACCAGTTGCGGTAAATGTGGAAAGATTGGAAGCCGCCACCTTGACAGTAACGCCACCCTGCACCACCGGGACAAGCTCAGTGCCCGCCAGTGGTGTAGTCGCTGCTGGAAGATTGGAGATCTTGACGCCTGCCATTGTTTTTCCTTAAAACCAAGTTCTTGATGGTGTATTAACGACCACTTCGTAATCCGGGAACTTGTCAGCATCCGGGCCACGCACGTTTACATGCCAACCTGCTCTAGGCTTCATTTCTGCAACGTCACCTTCAACTGACTTCAGCATCTTGCCAGTTGGTTTGTAGACAACCCCAACCACATCGGCAACAAAATCCAACTTTGGCACCAACCCGCCTTCAACTTTGTCAAACAAGATTGATTCGGCCTCCGCTTTACTGCTGAACTTTAAATGCTTATCCATTATTTAACCAATGATTTTGATTGCGGAAACCATGCAGGATCAAACGGCTCGACCACAAAGCCCACCACACCAACCATCAAAGCATCAGACGGCTTAGAAAACACCCACTTACCGCCAACTGTCTCTTTCGCCACAGCCCAGGCGGTTGTGTAGCCTGTTTCCGCGTTCTTGACGCCAGTGGCTGCACTGACCCCGAAGATTGGATAGTGACGTGTGTCTGCATCAGTTTGCACCATCTCATTAGCCGTCAGGTCGTCCTTCACAACCACCTCTTGCGTCTCCACATTCAGCAGGTCAGGAGATGGGATCGCTGCAACCATGTTTGCGTAAATCGTCTCAAGAGCCGTGTTAGCAGCAGCTTGCGTATCAAAAACTAGGTAGTCGCTCATACGGTTGGCGCTGCGGCTTTGTAAGGGTGGCCCACTGGAAGGTTGGCTTGTAAGCCCCATTTCCACGCTAAGTAGCCTTCAAGTTTTTGGCGATTGCTTAAGCTAACCGAACTTTGAATAAACACAATTTCACCAAATGCGCCGTCAAGAAAGTTAGTGGCAGTATTTGAGTGAGCCCCAACAATAAAATTAGCGGTA